GTCGTTCCGTCGGGTTCTTTTCCACGAGAAACTTGCCGAGGTCTTCGCCAGCCAGCGCGAACGCCTTCGACAAGTTTTCCATGTCGGCCGGCACCTTGCCGACCGTAATATCGGCGATCTGCTGCGCCATGGTTCGAAACGCCTGGTCAACGTCGCCAGCCGTCGCGCCCATCTTGTTCGCCGCGCCTTCCCAGGCCGACAGCGTTTCCGTCGACACGCCGACGTTCTTCGCCAGATATCCGACTGCGGCTCCAGCGTGGAGCAGGTTCGATGTGAACGACTTGATCGACGACAGGCCCAGGTAGGCCGTACCGATGGCAATGATTTCGTTGCGGAAGGAGCGAAACGCGGCGGCGGCCCGCTTGGCGTCGCCCTCCCACGCCTTGCGAGTCTTCTCTGACGACTCGCGCGCGCGTTTCAGGGACTCATCGGTGTCCTTCTGGCCTTTCTTGTAGTTCGAAGGATCCAGGCCCAGTTTTACGATGAGCGAATCGATGACAGTCGGCACAGTTCAATCCTTGCGTTCGTAGGCGACCTGTTCGTTATGCCGGTCGACCACGATGATTTCGACCAGGTCGTACAGGTCTTTCACGCCCAGGACGGTGTCCAGTTCGTGCTTGGTGGCCAGACGCGCCGAAATTACTGTGCCAATGGCCCGGGGGACGTTCTGGTACGAAGCGTACGATTTGCCGTCGGACCTGGGGCCGTGGCCGAGTTCGAGGGGACGGCGTCCGAAAAAAAACCGGTTTCCAGCCAGATGATTTTCTTGTAGAGCTGAGCCCGCGTCATCACTTCTTCGATGTCACTTTCCACCAATGGAGCAATGCCGCCCGCGCCGCGCCGGATGGCGGGCTGGGTCCGGTCCGGCACGTATGAGACGCAACAGGTGAACACTTCATCCTTGATCGCCTTGGCGTCGGCAAACGGAACATGCCCCAGCGACATGAACACGCCCACGCCAGAAAAGAACCATTCCACCAGGCCCGCAAAGCCAGCGTCCTGCACTTCCTGTGGAATGTCGACGCCGCCCTTGGCCAGAGCCAGAAAGATGCGCAGCGCAACGTCTTCGGCCTGCGAGGCGGGCAATTCGACTAGGTGGAAGAGCTTGCCTTTGTCGCGCCCTTCCTCTTCGATCAGAACGTCTGCTTCCCTTCGAGCCATTGCGCCCCCTTTATCAGAGCGGACCGGCGAAAATCTTCGACCAGGTGATTTCGTACTTGCGAGGCTGGAGGACCTTTTTCACGTCCGGTGTCGGCTTGTGCAAGGTCAGAACCCCCTTGGTCATCACATAGGAGCGCGACGTGGCCGGTAAATGGATGGTCGCGCTCGCGAAGTAAAGCTCCTGAATGGCCTGCTGCGCCTGGTACCACGCTTCGAAGAGCGCGTTGCTGGCACTATCGGCCTGAAGCGTGTAGCCCTGTTTGATCGGCACGTAAACCCAGCCGGCCGACATGTTGCCGTCCACGCCCGTGAGGATTTCGGCCGAAGCGATTCCCTCGGAATCAAAAACGTCATCGGCGGCGAAACCTTGCAGCTGTTGCGCCACCGGGTAAAGAGCCGCGATCGCCAGCATGACGACCGAATTCGCGCCAGTGATGGATGCCATTTATTCCACCTCGATCGAAGCAAGCGTGATCTGCTGAATCGATCCCGCGTCGTTGTACCAGAACGTACAGGGGGGAGTCGTTCGATTCGCGCGCGCCGTGGGCGTCGCTGGAAGAATCTGCAAGTACCAGCCATTGGCCGACAGCACATCATCGATGCGCGTGCCCGCGGCCGCGTTGACTTGCGCGACCTGGGTTGACGACAGCGGCACGCCCCCGGCGAAGGCGCCGAAGTTAAGACCCGCCAGGATCGGGCCCGGCGCATCCGGAGTGCCAAGGCACGTGTTTCGGATCAGGGCATAGCCGGTCGTGTTGTACGGGATGCTGTTGACGTTGAAGAGCAGATTCATTAGCGCGGCCTGGAACGAATTGTTCAGCCAAATCTGGTCGACAAACGAATCGAGCCATTCGAAAGGCCCCGTCACGGTTCCCGGGGCGAGCCCGATGAATTGCTGATTGGCCGTGGCCCAGGCACCGTAGTAGTTGTAACCGTTGGCCGCGAGATTGATGGACGCGGTCAGGTTGGTGACGGTTGGCGTCAGTCCGCTTGGGCTGGACTTGTTTGCGAAGGCGATGCGGCCGTTGGTGCGAGCCGTATCGATCGATGCGATCGCGCCGCACACGAATGCGGCGATCGTATAGTCGACCGAGTAAATCGGGCAGGTACCAGAGACTTCGGTAGATTCGAGGATGTAGCCCAAGCTGCTGGTCGCGCTGCTTGACAGCGTGGGCGAGACGTCCGTGTCCCAGCAAATGTAGGCGAAGTTATTGACCGCGACCGCGCCACCCGCCCATTTGGCAAAGGCCACCTTTTGCGTGTTGCCGTAGCCGCCATCCGGATCGAAGAGCGTGAAAAAGCTCGCCCAGTTGGTGGTGATGTTCACCGCCGCGTTCATGAATGCCGCTGGCGTGGCCGCGGCCGCGCCTTGCGAGGTCACGGCGCCGGTGGCCGCTGTCAGCAGTAACGAGGCCGAAAGCGTGCCGGTGGCAAAGCCGATCGTGCCGGGCGCGCCGGGCGTCCCGCCCGTGAGCGTAAAGGCGCCGGACACGCTGTCGTAGGTGCACAGCAGGGGGCCGGCGCTGATGGTGGTCGCCGATACGCTCTGAGCGCCGCCCGACGTGTAATAGGTCCCCGCGGCACCAGTTCCGCTGCCCAGCGCCGTGATCGTGGTCCCGACCGCGACGCCAGAGCCAACGATGGTCTGGCCCACCGCCAGAAAGCCGCTCGCCATGCTGCCGGACACCGTCATCAGGCCTGCCGACTGCGTAATCGCGGTGGAGGCCACGTTCTGAATCACAGATACCTGATAGGTGCCAACCCCGCCGGCAATCCCGGTGAGCTGGGACACGATGGTGGTGCCGGCAGTGATGCCCGTGCCGGAAATGACGCCACCGACCACCAAGGTTCCCGTGACCGCGGTGGCGTTCATCACGTTGCCGGTGATCGAAGCGGTGCCGGTCGTGGAACTGGCCGCGGCGATCGTAGTCGTGTTGGCCGTGACGCCGTCATAGGCGGCAAACGCGGTGGCGATGAGTGCCGCAGCATTCGAAAAACTGGTCGCCGCGGCCAGGCTGATCGAGGAAGCAGTCTGGACTTCGCCGTCGACCGTGACCGTGAGCGATCCGCTAAGGGCTTGCAGCTGAGCGAGCGTCATCGATGCGACCGATGCTCCGCGCAAGTACGCGGGCACCGCGACGGACGGATACTGCGCAAACAGCATCGCGCCCGGCTTGGCGGTCGAATTGGTGAACCCGCCGAAGTAGATAGACGCCGCGGCCGCCTCGCTCGAGCTTCCGCCGAATGCCGTGCTGACCGCCAGGGCCGACGGATATGAGGCTACCGTGCCGATCGGCACGCGGGAATTCTGGGTCAGGCAAAGGCCGGTGAGCTGCAAAGCATTGCCGCCCGCCCCGATCACACCCGGAACGATGTTAACGAGTGCCGATGCCGGGATGGAAGATCCCATGGGGTAACTCCGTTTAGTGGTACGTTGCTTCGACTGAAACCACGTTGATCTTCACGCCGGTCGTGAAGTCCTGCGGGACCGTCACGATCGGATTGCACTGAAGGATGCAGGCGATCACCCAGCGCTCTTCCACCTGTTGCTCCGCATTCGTATACGGAATCTGGTGCGGCGGCTCGCCGGTGTGCAGCGGAGTAACGTCAAAGCCGCTGGTCGCGAACTGCTGGCAGCCCCAATCGCTGCGAAAGAGCGTCACGATCGCCTGAGTGTTGTCGCCGCTGGCGGGCCCGTGCACGTCGAGCTGCACCGTCACGATGGCCGGATCGCGGATCGCCAGCGTGCTGGGCGCGCTCGGATAGCCATCCGTGTACGTGTCGGTGTTCGTCTCGATGCGTTCGGCGAACATGAACGTCATTTCGACGAAATTGACCGCTTCTGGTTCGGGAACGCGGTTGTCCTGGCCGGCCACCACCGGGGTGCCAGGGGGTAGAACGGCCAGCAGGAAGCTGCGCAGCGCCGCGAGTGTCTGTTCCTCGGTCAGGCTGACGGTCGGGGCGCCCATCTACTAGATTTAATTCGTATTTAAATCTAGACGTGCCGGCCAGGCCAGATCATGTTCGGGCTGATTGCGGTGGCCGCCTGCGGCGACTCATTGCCGGGGACCGTGTTAGGTTGCTGCTGATCCGGCAGCATCTTTTGCGGGGGCGGTTCGTCCTGCGCGCCGTCCGGACCCTTGGCGGTTGCCGCGTTGTCGACGCTGATCGTTTCATCTTCGTTGAACCAGGCCAGCCGTTGACCCACATCACTTTGAGCCGGTGGACCTTTGGGCGCTTCACCGCTTTTGGCCGCCTCACCGGACATGGGATCCGACGCGGGTGCCTTCTTCGCTGGCTCAGCCGCTCGCGCTTTTGCTTGCGCTTCGCTCTTCTGTTTTTGCTCGACTTGCATTTTCAGAGACGTCATGGCCGCAGAGGGCGGCGAACTACCACCGCCAGAACCAAACCGACCTTGCTCGTCGCGCTGTTGCTCTGCGTCCATGGCATCGATGCCGCTGATCGTGCCTTTGTTCGCGCTCGCGTAGAGCACCTGTTCGCCTTTTTCCTTGCCGTACTGGTCCTGCATCGCGCTCTTGATTTCCTCGCCCTTCGAGGTCAGTGGCATTTTTAGCTCCA